GATAGCTTACCCCCATATTAAGGAGGGGCTATGAAAAGCCTTATGTTTCTCTGGCAGTCGCTCGCCACTGATGTGGCGGGCTGGTGTTCTGCTAGCACCTGTGGTCGATCGGCCGAGGAAACCTATCTTGACTTGCGTCTCGATAAGGATCTTCAGACGATTGCCACTAGAGTTGAACACGAGGGATTATCATTTCTTACGATAACCCTTCCATCCTTCGGAAAGGACTTCGAGAGAAGTCTTGACCTTGGAATGGTAACTCCCAGCTTCCAATCCGGCTTTCATAAGCGGAAAGGAAGAGCTCTCCCCGAATTTCTTCGAGGTTTGCTGGAGCTTGTGTTCGATTTAAAAACTGGGTTGTTACTTGACAATCCAAGTACAGATGCTATCTTCGGGATAAGACAACTTACGTTGCTCTTCCAGAAGATCCTGCTCCCCTGTACTGATACAAGGGTTAAGGATGCTGTACATGGATATATCAAAACTGAAGCAGAAATTCGTGAACAGTTGGTGCTACTTGGCGACGATAATCTCGATCGCCTTCGTAGCGTTTTCAATCTACTGTTCAGTACTGGTCTATCTCACGTTCAAGAATTGATTTTGAATCATGAGCTCAAACCAGGACACGGCCCCGGTCATACAGCTGATCGCCTACTTGGTAATAAAAAGTATGCGATGGCTGAATGGCCAGAGAGACTAGAGAGGACATTCTCCTATGTGGATTATGCACTCCCTAACTTCCGCCATCATGAGATGGTGGACCGCATCGAGTTTCTGCAGCCTGGTACAGAGCGACCCGTTCGGGTCGTCACTGTGCCTAAGACACTCAAAACGCCGCGTATTATCGCGATCGAGCCCACTGCAATGCAATACATGCAGCAGGCGCTTTCGCGGGTACTCGTGAGCTCAGTTGAATCGTCCTTCGAACGGACAACTCCTTACGGAGTTATTCGCGAGAAGCCCGTTTCAGCTGGCTTTATCGGATTCACTGACCAGGAGCCTAATCAACTCTTGGCAATGAAAGGCTCGTTAGACGGGAGTCTTGCGACTCTCGATCTAAGTGAAGCCTCCGATCGCGTTTCGAATAAGCTAGTTCAGTCCGTGTTTTCGTCCTTTCCTCATATAGTAGAGGCTTTGGACGCTACTCGCACAAGAACAGCTTGCGTTCCTGGTCATGGGGTTGTACCCCTTACCAAGTTCGCGTCTATGGGCTCCGCTCTTACCTTTCCCGCCG